GGCCGCCCTCGGTAACGTATTTCTGCTGGATACGGTAGGGTGTGGCTGTTAGGCCGCATACCCGCGTACAGCCAATGGCTTTGAGAAAACTGGTATACATACCGCCTAAGTTTTTAGGGTTTACCCCGTGGCACTCGTCGATAATTACATATTTGAAGTGCTTAAACAGCTCAGGTTTTTTGTAAATACTGCCAATGGTCGCGTAAGTAAATTTTGCGATTTCTTTGCTGTTCATACTGGCGCTGTACATTGAAACGTCGGTGATGCCATAGCTCACCAGTTTATTGTAATTCTGCTCTAGGATTTCTTTGCTCGGCTGCAATATCAAAATTGGCTCATTGATTTGGTGGCAAATGTCCGCTATGATGAGCGACTTGCCCGCGCCCGTGGCTGCCTGTATCACAAATGGCTTGCCGTATTTTTTCAAGTTGGCCACTGCTATATCGGCCGCTTTTTGCTGATAGTCTCGGAGTTGGTAGCTCATCGTAGTAAATTCCTAACTCGGCTGGTTATGCCCTGTAGATTGTTGCCCCGCTTGCCATCTCGAAATTTGACTTTTTCGACAACTGCCATATTGCCAACGGCACTATTGCAAGGCTCACAAGCTAAACAGAGATTGTTAATATTTTCCTTGCCGCCGTGGCTGAACGATAAAAGGTGCTCAACGGTGTACTTGTCTAGGACTTTGTACCTAATTCCGCAAAAGAAACACTCTTTACCGTCTCGGCTCGCGATGCGGGCTTTTAAATCTGTTAATGCGCGACGCTTACGGCTTACAACTTTCCACTTCTTGCCCTGTTTAAACAGGTTGTAAGCTGTCTCGCTCTCACCCGTAAAGGTTGTGCCCCGCTTACCAGTGTAAACGACGCTCACCCCGTTTTCTGTTCTAAATCGTACTAGTTCATAGGGGTTTGTGGGCGGTAATACTTCCGCCCCACAGTTCCCTAAGTAAGTTTTGAATTTCTCGGCGTTCATGCTGCTACTAAATCCTTGCCCTTTGCGGTTTCATCATCTATAAACGCTTTGGCTTCTTCGATGGTGTTAAACTCATCGCCCAAACATTGGTCGGCTTCGCCGTCTTCGTCCCGTGTCCAAACATCGTACAAGGGATAATCAGTATCACCGCCACCGTTGGTAATGAAATAGCCCAAGGTGCCATCGTCGTTTAGTTCGTAATTGTCCCAAGTCTCGACGCGGGCTTGGATTAAATGCTGCTTGTAAATCATTGTATTACCTCTGTTATTTTGCTATAATTAGCGTTAAGAACTTTAACAATTTGATGGGGTTAGCAAGGGCGCGAAATGCGCCCCGCTGTACTTCGTAGCTCATTGTTAATTCCAATCTGGGGCTAAGATACCGTAGCCACCCATGTCGGTGTAAGTTACTGGCATTTTGTCAATTGCGCGGGGGTCGCGGCTGTATGCTTCATCGTCTAGCTTGAGAGCATAGCCGCGCGGGTCGCCATTGATAAAGAAACCTTTAGGCAATTCGCCACCAAATAACTCTTTAGCTTCTTCGGTAAATTTCTTGTTTTGGCGTTCTTCGGTCGCTTCGCTTATATCTTCGTTGCAACACTTTTCAGCAAATGCGTGGGCGCGTCGCTCTAAACTGTTTAGTTTACCCATAGAGGTGTAAACATATCCCAATTCTTTCAGCTCTACCCAGTGTTTTGCTTTTGCATATTTCTTGTAATCTTTCATAGTTGTAAATCTTTCTAGCCGTTATGATGCGACGGCTGGCGCGGTTATATTGCTTAGGCTACTGATAGCAGAGCACTAGCGATTAGTAAATTGCTTTCGACTTCACTGGTGAGGCGTGTACCCTGTTCGATAAATTCGATTAAGTCCTTATCATCTTTGGCGGTTGTGTCGATTATATCGAACACCCGACCCCAACACGGTACGCGC